ACGAGAGAATAGATTAAAATTACAAATTAAAAAACAATTTGAACATTACCTAGAACCAAAGATGGTAAAGAAACTACAACAAAATCCTGACTTATTAAAACTAGGTGGAGAAACAAAAGAATTAACTTTTTTATTCTGTGATATAAGAGGTTTTACACCATTATCAGAAAAGTATCAAAGTAATCCTGCTGATCTAACAAAAGTCATAAACAAATTTTTAACACCAATGACAAATATTATTATGAAAAATGGAGGTACGATTGATAAATATATGGGTGATTGTATAATGGCATTTTGGAATGCGCCAATTGACACACCAAATCATAAAGAATTAGCAATCAAATCAGCACTTGAAATGATTGATAAATTGAAAGAATTAAATAATAATAATGGGTTTGGAGATTTAAATAAAATAAATATAGGTATAGGAATCAATACAGGAAAATGTATTGTTGGTAATATGGGTAGTGAACAACGATTTGACTATTCAGTTATAGGTGACGCTGTTAATTTGGCAAGTAGATTAGAGGGAGTTTCTAAAAACTATGACGCCACATTGGTAGTAGGAGAAGATACCTACCGTGATATATCTACATCATTTAAATTTAACAAACTTGATACAGTCAAAGTAAAAGGGAAATCAAACAAAGTTTCAATTTACACAATAGAGAGATAAAACGAATTAAATAACAATGTATTTAACTTTACTTTTAACAGCATTCCTTTTAGGTTGGTTCTGTTTTTCTATTTACAAATGGATAGATAGAGAATTTTAATGCCAGAAAATAATCATACAGATATAAGAGTACAATTAGCAGGATTAAAAAAAGATATTGAGAATGTTAATAGTATCCAAGGTCGTTTAGACACAGCAATAGATAAACTAACAGATGTATCTACATCTATTAAGTCTATGTTGGCAGTACACGAAGAAAAAATCAATAAACAAGAACAAGTTGATGACATTCTCTTTAAGAAAATGAAAGAAAGAGATGGAGAAATGGACGGAATTTTTAGAGACCTACAAAGAGAAATGGATCAAGTGGAGAAAAGATTATTAAATGAGATTAGGTCTTTGCGTAATGATTTAACTGGAAGAGTAGGAGTCCTAGAGAAATATAGATGGATTATCCTAGGTGGATTCCTTGCTATAGGGTGGGTTCTATCAAAAAATTTCAAATTTATCATACAAATGATGTCAGGAACTGGTATTAATTAGACCTGTGGAAAACTAGGCGAAAACCACACTTTTTTAGAGGGTGGAAATAACTCGGCATTTTTTATACTTCAAAAAGTCGGCAACGGATTAGACTTGACTTTTTTGGGTAAAGGTGATATATTGTTTATATTGCTATGTCAAGTTATATTGATCTAAAATTTATTAATGATGTTTCTGGTAGATTAACGCAGTTTAAAAAGAAAACTGATTATCTATTCAACTTCAGATGTCCACATTGTGGAGATTCGAAGAAATCAAAAACCAAGGCGAGAGCATATCTTTATAGAGTAAAAAATGATATGTTCTTTAAATGCCACAATTGTGGTCAAGGACAAAATTTCGCCAATTTTTTAAAATTTGTAGACTCTACTTTATATTCACAATATATTTTAGAGAGATACAAGGGATCGGCACCTGCGACACCAACGCCAAAGTTTGATTTCAAACCAACGAAGTTTGAAGATCAGACAATACTTGATGATCTAAAGTCTATTTCTGATTTGCCTGAAGATCATCCTGCTAGATTATATTGTACAAGACGAAAGATACCTACGAAGTATTTTGATATTCTATATCTATGTAATAAGTTTATGACTTTAGTTAACAAAGTAAAACCTAAAACTTACAAAGTTATTAAAGATCATCCTAGACTTATCATACCGTTTTTTGATACGACAGGAAAATTGTTTGCTTTTCAAGGTAGAGCTTTCGGTAAAGAAGAACCAAAATATCTAACGATCAAACTAGATGAAAACAAACAAAAAATATACGGACTTGAACGAATTAATTTTACAAAAGAAATTAAAATCGTTGAAGGTCCGATTGATAGTTTATTTATTGATAATAGTCTTGCTGCTGCTGGGGCAGATTTGTTTTTAAAAAACAAAATATTAAATGAAAAAGTTACATATATATTTGACAACGAACCTCGTAATAAAGAAATTATAAAAAGAATGTATGATGTGATTGAAAAAAATTATAATATTGTTATTTGGCCAGATGAAGTACAACTTAAAGATGTAAACGAAATGATTATGAATGGTCAAAGTATTCCTGAAGTTGAAAGTATTATAAGTAAAAATACTTACAACAAATTATCGGCATTAACAAAATTAAGTTATTGGAAAAAGGTTTAAATGGTACAAGATATTATTAATGTAGTAAAACGAGGTGTCCGAGGAAAAGAACCTTTAAACATAGACAAGATACACGATATGGTGGAGTATGCTGTTGAAGATATAACAGGTGTATCATCATCACAAGTAGAAATGAATAGTGGTCTACAATTTTATGATGGAATGTCCACAGATGAAATTCAACAAATTTTAATTAAGTCTGCTTCAGATTTAATTTCTTTAGAAAATCCAAATTATCAATATGTTGCTGCTAGACTATTACTTTATAGTTTAAGAAAACAAGTTATAGATAAACTTTGGGATCACCCACATATTTACGAACACACTAAAAAATGTATTGATAAAAAAGTTTATGATCCTTCAATATTAAATCTATATGAGAAAAAAGATTTTGATAGAATGGAGAATTGGATTAATCACAATAGAGATTATGATTTTACTTATGCTGGGTTAAGACAAGTTTTGGACAAGTATCTAGTACAAGATAGATCAAGTGGTGAAGTTTTTGAAACACCACAATTTATGTATATGATGATTTCTGCTACACTATTTGCAAAATACCCAAAAGAAAAAAGAATGTCATATGTTAAAAAATACTATGACGCAATATCACAATTTAAAATAAACATACCAACACCTGTAATGGCAGGTGTAAGAACACCTATTAAACAATATGCAAGTTGTGTATTGGTTGATGTTGACGATACTTTACCAAGTATCTTTTCAAGTGATATGGCAATTGGTAGATATGTTGCTCAAAGGGCAGGTATCGGTATCAATGCAGGTCGTATTAGAGGTATCAATAGTAGAATAAGAGGTGGAGAAGTACAACACACAGGTGTTATACCATTTCTAAAAAAATTTGAGGCAACAGTTAAGTGTTGCACACAAAACGGTGTAAGAGGTGGATCAGCAACAGTACACTTTCCTATATGGCACCAAGAGATAGAAGACATTATAGTTTTAAAAAATAATAAAGGTACTGAAGATAATAGAGTTAGAAAATTAGATTATTCTATACAACTATCTAAATTATTTTATGAAAGATTTATTAATGAAGAAGATATAACTTTATTTTCACCACACGAAGTACCTGAATTATATGAGGCGTGGGGTACACCAGAATTTGATGAACTTTATAAAACAGCAGAAAGAAAAATATCAGTAACTAAAAAGAAAGTATCAGCACAAGATTTATTCTTTGACATATTAAAAGAAAGAGCAGAAACAGGTCGTATATACATTATGAATATAGACCATTGTAATACTCACTCATCTTTTAAAGACAGAATAACAATGTCAAACTTATGCCAAGAAATAACTTTACCTACTGAACCTATACAACACATTGACGGTGAAGGTGAAATTGCTTTATGTATTTTATCTGCTATCAATGTAGGATTAATAAACAAAAGAGATGAATTAGAAAACTTATGTGATTTAGCAGTAAGGTCTTTAGATGAAATAATAGATCATCAAAAATATCCAGTTAAGGCAGCAGAAATTTCTACAAAGAAAAGAAGAAGTTTAGGTGTAGGTTATATAGGACTTGCACACTATCTTGCTAAAAAAGGATACAAGTATGAACATAAACTTGCTTGGAGACAAGTAGATAAGTTAACCGAGGCATTTCAATATTTCTTATTAAAAGCAAGTAAAGAAGTTGCACAAGAAAAAGGTGAATGCGAATACTTTAAAAGAACAAAATATTCAGATGGTGTTCTTCCCATTGACACTTATAAAAAAGAAGTTGATGAACTAGTTAACAATCGTACATATACTTACGATTGGGAGTGGTTAAGGAAAGAAATTAAAACACACGGCCTACGACATAGCACACTCTCGGCACAAATGCCATCAGAATCCTCTAGTGTGGTTTCAAATGCTACAAACGGCATTGAACCACCTAGAGATTATTTAAGTATTAAGAAAAGTAAAAAAGGTCCTTTGAAACAAATTGTTCCTGATTACAAAAGATTAAAAAATAATTATAGTCTGTTGTGGGATATGAAAGAAAACGAAGGATATATAAATATCGTTGCGATTATACAAAAATATTTTGACCAGGCGATTAGTGGAAACTGGTCTTACAATCCTGAAAATTATGAAGACAATCAAGTGCCTGTATCAGTAATGGTACAAGATTTATTGACTACCTATAAACTAGGTTGGAAGACTTCTTATTATCAAAACACATATGATAGTAAGAAAGATTATGATGAACCAGTACATCCTGTTGGTTGGAAAGATGATGTAGAAGAAACTATATTAGATGAAAACAAAAGTAAAGAGGAAGAAGAGCATTGTGATACTTGCGAAATATAAATGAAATCAGTATTTAACAAAGACAAAAATTTAGACCCAACAAAACAGAATATGTTTTTTGGTCCTGATTTAGCAGTACAAAGATTTGATACTATGAAGTATCCTATTTTTGATAAGTTAACTCAACAACAATTAGGTTATTTCTGGAGACCTGAAGAAGTATCTTTACAGAAAGATAGAAACGATTACCTAGAATTAAGAGAAGAACAAAAATTTATATTTACATCTAACTTAAAGTATCAAACTATGTTAGATAGTGTACAAGGTAGAGGACCAGCATTAGCATTTTTACCTTTTGTATCTTTACCAGAATTAGAAAGTGCTATTATAACTTGGGACTTTATGGAAACAATTCATAGTAGAAGTTATACATACATCATTAAAAATTTATACTCACAACCAAGTGATGTATTTGATACAATTATAAAAGATGATAAGATAGAGAAAAGAGCAACCTCGGTAACTAAAACTTATGATGATTTAATTGAAATGGGATATAAATGGACAATAGATAAGAGAGTTGATTTGTATGAACTAAAGAAAAAATTATATCTTGCTATGGTATCAGTTAATATATTAGAGGGATTAAGATTCTATGTATCATTTGCTTGTTCATTTGCTTTTGGTGAGTTAAAGAAATTAGAAGGTTCTGCTAAGATTATATCTTTTATTGCTAGGGATGAAAGTCAGCATTTAGCATTGTCGCAAAGAATAATTAATAACTGGAAAGATGTAGAAAAAGATTCAGACTTTTTAAAAATTATTAAAGAAACAAATAAAGAAGTTTATAAAATGTATGATGACGCAGTACAAGAGGAGAAGCGTTGGGCAAGTTATTTATTTTCAAAAGGTTCTATGATAGGTTTATCAGAAAAACTTTTACATAAATTTGTAGAGTATATGGCAAATAGAAGAATGAGAGCAATACAATTGACGCCTGCTTACGAACAAAAGACTAACCCTTTACCGTGGGTAGATCATTGGTTGAATAGTAAAGGAACACAGAATGCACCACAAGAAACAGAAATAGAAAGTTATGTAATCGGTGGTATTAAACAAGATGTTAAAAAGGATCAATTTAAAAAGTTTAAACTATAATGGAAAAAGTAGAAAAGCATTGTTCAAATTGCAACACTAAATATAGCATAACTTGGGATGAAGAAAAAAACGAGGGACAACAACCTTGGACTTGTCCATTTTGTGGATACGAAGTAGATGATGAAGAAGATAATGGAAATGAAGTACCAGAAGAAGCAGAACACGATAGTTGGAATTGATTATAGTCTAACTAGTCCTTGTGTATGTATTAATAATGGTAATTTAATGTGGTTCTTTTTAACAAAGAAAAAGAAACACATAGGACAGTTGAGTGAAGATATTATAGGATATGAACATAAAGAATGGACAGACCCGATTGAGAGATTTACAAATATCTCGGAATTTGTTATTGATATATTATCTCAATGTTATAATCCACAGACTTATATTGAAGGTTATTCTTACGGTTCAAAAGGTCAAGCATTATTTCAAATTGCCGAAAATTGTGGCATACTCAAACATAGATTACGAGAAAAGGGATACCCTTATAAAATTATTGTACCAAGTGTTGTTAAAAAAGGTGCAACAGGTAAAGGTAATGCCGATAAGGATATGATGTACGAAGCATTTAATAAAGAAACAAAAATTGATTTGAAAAAACTATTTGATACTGATAAGGTAGGCAATCCTGTGTCAGATATTGCAGATAGTTATTTTATACAAAAGGTTGGAAATGAAAATAGCAATAGTAACAAGT